GCGGAGCAGAAGAGAAAGAAGAGACAGTCGAAAGCAGCGTAAGAGAAGGGGGCGAAAGCCCCCTTTTTTTATGTAAGTTCTGATGCCGCCCAGGAGTGGGGGATCGAACTTTAATAGTATGCTGGAGCAAACCAACCTACCTATTGATCCAGCAATTTTTAAATTAATTTTTTTAAATTTTTATTTTAAAATGAGAGTCTAGTGTAACGGTAACACGCTGAGTTCCAACCTCAGAAATGTGGGTTCAATTCCTACGGCTCTTGCCAATCAAAAGGAAAACTAAAATGAGTGAGCTTGTAATTGATGGTGTTAAGTTTCGCCAAAGCGGACTTAACAACATCGTATTGTTGCATGGGAATCATAAGCTTTCCATTGCACAACACGTTTCGCCAATGATGAAAGATGATCATGGCGAACCAATATGCACACATGAAATAGCGTGTGTATCTGAAGGCGATGACATGAAAATAATTCAGTATCGCCCAACCGCAATAGGTTTAGCCAATGCAATAAAAGATATGGTAAGTTATCTAAACAATAAGTATTGACAACATCTATTGTAACTGCAAATATGCAGCTCTATCAAACGAAAGGAGAACTATAATGTTTGATGCAATTAATAATGAGGAATGGAATTTCCCAATCGAAGTACACCCAACACCCAATGCTATCACTGGCGAACCGCTTCCAAACAGTAAGCAGATCGTTCGAACAGATACCAATGAAGTGCTTGGTGTACATAAAAGTGCCTACAAACCTGTGCTTCACAGTGATGTAGTTAACTCAATCGAAGACGCTGTGCTTGAGTCAGATGTATCCAAAGACTATTATATAGATACTAAAGTCTTTGAGAACGGAGCTAAACTCAAAGGTACTGTTCACTTTCGAGACTTGTATATTGAGAACAAAAAGTCAGCGGAAGTTGGTGACATAGTAAACTTCAAAGTAGATTTCTTAAATAGTTACGATGGCTCTTGGAGTTACATGCAAAAAGCAGAAGGCCACCGTCTTCTTTGCAAAAATGGTATGGTCTCTGGTCTTGCCATAGCTATGTCAAAGTTCAAGCATACAACATCTATTAACATAGAAGGCAGTGCCAACAAAATACAAATTGGCCTTGAAACATTTACGAAAAACGTAGGTAAATGGGAGCGATGGACACAGACAAGCATAGAAGATTGGAACGTTGAGAACTTTTTCAAAGCTACTGTTTGTAAAACTCATACTCGCCAATCAGGTGTAAGCAAAACAAACGAGAAGCAATTAGAATTGCTGCTTAGTTTGTGGGATAAAGAAAAGAACCAATTGGGCAGCAACAAATGGGCATTGTACAATTGTCTAACCTACTGGTCTACTCATACACAAGATGCTCGAACACCACATATTGCTAGTTTCAACAGAGAAGGTGATGTGGGTAGAGCAATCAACTCCCAAGAGTGGACATCATTGGACAGCTATTACGGCAACAAAACATTTTACGGAGAACTTACATGATTATAAATAACTTAATGACTATGGATTCATTCAATATTGAATCTGTAAAAATAAATAGAAGACAAAGTAATGGCGGTAGATTTATTACCGAGTTTGTTTTTTATTTTACAAATCAAACATCAATGGAACTGAGTTGCTTCAATGAAGAAAAGCATATTGGTTTAGAATTGGGAGATATAAATGACTGATAAAGAAGAAGACTATGTGGCGCAGGTACTTGCGCCACTCGTGTCATCACCAACAATCATTGAACGAATGGGTGATGATCTCAAAGCAATGAACCCACAGTTCAACAGAGACAAATGGGTTGATCGAGCTATTAAAGCTTGGGAAGAAACAAACTTACCGAGGATTTATTATGAAAGCGGAAACGTCCATTGAGAACTGTGAAGAATGCAATGGCACTGGCAAGATAACATACGACAAGCCAGAGCCTTGGACATGTAGAGATAGCCCACCATCTTTGGAAGAAGTCACGGAAGACTGTGATGAATGTGGTGGTTTAGGTGAAATAGTTTGACAAACTAAATAGTGTTACTGCATAAGTGGAGCATGGACTCATATTTAAAACATCTGCAAACAACTGCACACACATTAGATGTTGATTTACTCTTTGCTTTTAAAAAAGCAGGAGTACCTACGTCAACATACTATCGAACAATAAATAATAAAACAGACCTGAGATATACAACAGCTTGTAAAGTTTTGGAATCTATACATGACCAACACAAGGTTGCCTCACAACTACAATCAAATGATTACAATGCTTATCCAAGCGAGGCACGAAAAGAAACTTAGCCAAGATAAATTGGCTGGGATTATAGGCTGCACTGAATCTTTGATTCATAAGTGGGAGCAGCATAAAAGAGTTCCGTCTGGATTTTTCCTGATGTGTTGGCTCGATGCATTAGGATACGATATTGAAATCACAAAGAGGGAAGAAGCATAAAGCGCACTGTGTTGCTTGCGATGAAATGTCTGAATATTTCGTGGCAATACTTAAAAACAATCATCAAAGAACAAACACAAAGCATTGGTTCGTGTGCTTACGATGTTATGAGGAAGACAGATGGCAAACAATAACAAGTCAAAAGGAACCTATCACGAAAAGTGGTTTGTCAATTGGCTCAACGAAATCAAAGCGCAGATCAAAGCGAAACGCCAACCCCTCTCGGGCAGCTTGGGAGGAGAGTATTCAGGCGACATCAAGCTCACCATCAAAGACCAAGAAATGGTGGGAGAAGTAAAGTATAGAGACAAGTCAGGGTTTCCAAACCCTTTTACTGTCCTCGAAGGCAGAGACATTGCCTTCTATAAAAGACGGAGAGGAACTCCGCAAACGCTAGTCATAATGAGTGGCGAACAATTTCAAACAATAATGGAGAACTTAAATGAACATATTCAAACAGGAGAGAACTCTTAAGGTAGGAACAGTATGCCTTGAGGATGATGCTGAGAGAAAAGTAACAAGAAATTTAGAACTTACTTACTCTGAATCTTTTCCAGATAAATTAACATTGTATTTCCTATGCAACGATCCAAACGTTGATGGATATATGAATAATTATTCTCTTGAGGAAGTAGAAAAACTTAAGAAGTTTATTACTCAAGTATACAATCTAATGAAGGAGGTGCCTAACGATGAAGACGCGTGAAGAAGAAATGAATGAACAAGCTGAAGCTTTTCATCAACGATACCCAAGAGTGTCAATACTTTTTGTAAGGTTTGCCAAAGAGATTATTGGCAGAGGTTATAAACACTACTCAGTGAATGCTATCTTTGAACGCATTCGATGGGAAACAGATGTGCCAGATGTATCTGGCAGATCTACATTCAAACTCAGCAACAATCATCGAGCATGGTATGCAAGAAAGTTTATGGAAACCTACCCAGAATATGAAGGTTTCTTTAGAACACGACCAAGAAGCAGCGCAACACAACTAGCTAATGGCTTTCCAGAGTTTACAAAAACGGAGAACTTCTATGAAACCTAAACCATTGTCACAAGTAGTGACTAAACAAATGTGGAACGCTAGTCTAAGCAGACCAGCAAAAGAAATTTATCAACCAGACTTTGATCGAGCAAAGAACTGGAAGATAGATACCTATCGAGTAATGGCTAATCGAATAAAACAAAATGAAAAAGTTGGCGAACATTTTATATATGGGCAGGAAGCCGCAGCTTTAGTTTACTATGGTTATGTAACTAAAGCAGAACTAGAGCCGTATCGTACTGAACTCAAAGGCAAATTCTATGATGCGTTTACAAAAGAAGCAGCCGACAAAAAAATAAAGCTGCTCGAAGAAGCGCAAGCCTATGGTGAAAAACATTTCAAAGAGCTTGCATCAACTGCATAAGTGCAGTAAGTTAAAATTCAAACAACCTGAAAAAAAATTAATTATATCAGGAAGACAAGGAGAACTAAAATGGCAAATTACAACGTTACATTTGTACCATGTAAAACTTTTAGAATGACATATCATATTGAATGCGAAGATCCAGATCTTGTGCAATCTGTTGCACTCATGGATCTAAGGGATGATGTTGGCTATGATCATTCAAAAGATTTTGAAGTATTAAGTATAGTGAAGGTGCAAGACAATGGAACGTAAAGGTTTTATTGGCGGCAGTGATTGCGTCAAAATCATGGAAGGCGAATGGGAAGAACTTTGGGAAGTAAAGACTGGCCTCAAGGAACCAGAGTCTTTACTTCGCAATCTTCCTGTGCAGCTTGGCAGACACACTGAAGATTTCAATCTTAAATGGTTTGCTTTCAATGAAGTTAAACAAGTTGTTGCTCAACAAAAAGAATACATAGCATCACTCAATAATATACCAGTCAAAGGTACAATAGATGGTGCAATCAAAGATGAGAATAATATTATCGAAGCAAAGCATACAAATAATTTTTATAATATGGATAAAGTTCTAACTAAGTACATGCCACAAATACAATTATATTGTCACATTGCAAAAGCAGATGGGGCATACCTGTCTGTTATTTTTGGTAACAGTAAATGG